CAGTATGAGTGTGAATCTCAATGCACAAGGTATGGACAACATTGAAAGTTTAATGAAACTTATGACTAAAGTTAATCCAGATATGATTAACCAGCCATCCAAGATGATGCCAATGCCTACCATGACTGCAATGCCATCGTTGACTCCTCCAGGACCTAGCATATCTGCTATAGGTGATCTCGGTAACCTAGATGCTGGACCATTAAAAATGTTGCCAGATCTAGACATGGACAAACCACACGATGAGCCAGATGCAGATAATATGGGCGGCCCAAGCGACATGGACTCCGATAATATGCCCGGCGACAATGACCTTGACAAAGTTCAAGGTGATCAAGACGACGGTGAAGATCAAGACGATGATCGCGGTATGGAAAAAGATGACGAAAAGAAAAATGAGTATGCCAACGAGCCGGAAGAAAAATACAAAGACATTGACTATATGGTGAACAAACTTGCTGGCGGTATGAATGGCCCTAAAGGCACATATCCCAAAGTAGCAGGCGGTGACAATCCTATGCAACGTGTTGAAGCTGTTGATTTAAGAACTTCTATTAGAAATGAACTACGTGATCGTTTAGCAGAAGCTAAATCTGAAAAGTTTGACGCATTAAAGCACGTTAAGAATCCTACTAAAGGTGAAAAGGCTGCTGCCAAAGATGTTAAGCGTAGTAGCTATCCAGACCGTGCAGCAATGTTAAAGTCAGCTGAAGCTGATGGTAGATTAAAAGATTAAGGAGCTATAAATGGGATCATTTACAAGAACTAACGGACTCAACTGTACCGTAGCCACCCTGTATAATTTAAATGCTAATGCATTTTTAATCACGGTGAAAAATGCAGCAGCAAGCGCACGAGATCTAAGAGCAGAAGATGATGCTGTAGACGAAACAGTTGAAATGATTGTTAAAGAAATTAATCCTTTGATGTTTTTGGTAACTGATTCATCGGCAGGAACAATACACATTGTTACTGATTTAAGTCTTTCAGCAGCAGATATTCAAACTAGGATTAGAAACCTAGGTACAGTAGTTGGCCCTAATGATGTTGACGTTACAGGAACTACCGTTACAGCAGCAACAAGTATTACTGTTGCTTAATATAACAACATAAACTCAAATAGGCTCTTCGGAGCCTATTTTTTTCAGTAAATAACAGTATGGCAAAATCACTAGACGGTAATTTAATTAAGAAAGCACACGCACCTCAACGATACACGTTAGAGGAAGTCAAGCATCTAGAAGCCTGTATGGATCCTGTTAACGGTCCGCTGTATTTTTGTAAAAACTTTTTAAAGATTCAACATCCTGTACGAGGATCAATTCCTTTTGTACCCTACGAGTATCAAGAACGATTGATTCAATCATACCACAACTATAAACAGTCTATTGGTATGCTACCTCGTCAGATGGGCAAAACTACCTGTGCCACAGGATACCTATTATGGTACACACAGTTTGTTCCAGAAGCACAAGTGCTTATTGCCGCTCACAAATATGAAGGTGCGCAGGATATTATGAATCGTTATCGATTCGGCTATGAAAACTTGCCAGACTTTATTCGTGCTGGCGTTTATTCGTATAACAGAAATACCATCGAATATGACAACGGCGCTCGTATACAGGCAGTGACAACTACAGAAAATACAGGTCGTGGTAAATCTCTTTCATTGATCTATTGCGATGAGTTTGCATTTGTACAACCCCCAGAAAAAGCCAAAGAGTTTTGGACTGCATTATCACCAACCCTGTCAACTGGTGGTAAATGTATTATTACATCAACTCCAAACTCAGACGAAGATCAGTTTGCACTTATTTGGACAGAAGCTCAAAAACGTTTTGATGAATTTGGCAATGAAACTCCATTAGGAGCCAACGGATTTCACAGTTTTTTTGCACACTGGAATGAACACCCTGATCGCGACGATGCCTGGGCACAAACAGAACGAGCCAAAATAGGGGACGAGCGATTTCGTAGAGAATTTGATTGCGAATTTTTAATCTTTGATGAAACACTGATCAATGCTGTTAAACTTGCAGAACTTAAAGGTGTCGATCCCATAATGACCATGGGCCAAACACGTTGGTATAAAGAAATTGATTCTAGATGCACCTATCTAGTATCATTAGATCCCAGTCTTGGTACTGGTGGAGACTATGCTGCAATACAAGTGTTTGAAATGCCTAGTATGATTCAGGTAGCCGAGTGGCGTCACAATCTAACTCCTATACAAACTCAAGTAAAACACCTAAGAGAAGTCTGCAAATATATTCAAGACAGAAGCACAGAACTAGGTGGTGCAAGTTCGCAGATCTACTACAGTGTAGAAAATAACACCTTAGGTGAAGCTGCATTAATTGTGATCAATAATATAGGTGAAGAAAACTTTCCTGGACTGTTCCTAAGTGAGCCTATACGTAAAGGTCATGTTCGAAAATTCCGTAAGGGATTTAACACTACACACCGTACAAAAATAACCACCTGCAGTCAGCTCAAGCATATGCTAGAAACACAAAAGATGAAGATCAATAGTAAACCTTTGATTTCTGAATTAAAAACTTTTGTAGCTCACGGAGTAGGATTTGGAGCCAAGACCGGAGAACACGACGATCTAGTAAGTGCAACACTATTGATACTTCGTATGGCCACTATTCTCAGCGATTGGGATCCTAAAATCTATGAAAAAATGACTGAAAAACTCACAGAAGATCAAATGCCAATGCCGATCTTTGTCAGTAGTGGGTTTTGATAAATATAACTATGGATGCAACAAACAACATTGCCACTGATCTATTCTACAAAATTCGTAGTAGATTTTCTGGCCTAAAACTAGGCAACGACACAGGTGCTATCACTATCAATCCCGAAGAAGCAAGATTCTTTGATTTTGATTACAAAGACGGTGAAGCAGCTATCGGACACGTAAGTATCAGTCTTGCTGAAAATAATTCTATTAAAGTGTATTTCAGCACAGGTATTACAGAAAGTATGGATACCTTACAGAAAGAAGGCTGGTATGGATTCTTAAAAGAATTACGTTTGTTTGCCAAAAGAAGATTGATGAGCTTTGATACTAGAGATATTGCCAAAGACAATCTAGATCGCAGAGACTTTGCGTTTTTAAGTCAATACAATACACCCAAGCAATCACAATCAAATACAGTTAACCCCACAGTTGGAGAATCAATTATGAGCGAAAGCGCAATGTATGGTAGCAAGAACGTCAGCTTCCAAAAATTAATGGATACACGTCTAATCATCAAACACAGCAAAGCAGTCATGGATGACACTGCTCCTGGTAGTAGAACAAGAAACATCGGTGCATTGTTTGTAGAAAATCAAGATGGTGAGAGATTCAAGTATCCCTTTATTCACCTAGCTGGTGCTCGTGCTATGCAACGTCACGTGGCCAATGGTGGATTACCTTATGATGAACTTGGAAAGAGTATTGTAGGTATGAGTGAAGAAATTGCACAACTAAAAAGTTTTGAAAGTTATGTTGTTCGCAATGATCTAATGAATTCAATGAACAACTCTATTGTAGAAAGATCGTCGCAGTATCTAAATGGTCTAAGAGAACAAATCAAAGCACTGGCCAAGCAAGGTCATTACGAGGCATACAAAGAAAATTTTCAGGCAATGGAACCCGTAGAGATTCCACAAGACGTAGTAGAACAGTACACAGATCAATTCACAGTAAGAAATTTCAAAGAAGATATCAAATCAGTATTTCCTGTTCTATATAGACTAATGAAAGAAAGCGAAATAGGCTATGACGACATAGTCGAAATGACGCAACTAGACGTAGTAGAAAACGAGGTTGCTCAAAATTACAACGATCCATTTGCTAGATTTGAAACTTGGGCAATGGGACTAGGCGAGGCTTCGGCTATTTCCAGCGAAGATCAAGAAGAAAAATCAGCAGCCACAAAAGAATTACAAGAACTAGTAGGCCAAGCATTTCCAGCAGGAGTAGATGGCACAAATGCTATCGAAAGCCTAAAAGGCATAATCGAAGATCCACAATTATTTCAATCAATTAAAGAACAATCAAAACAAGATTCTGAACTAGATACAAGAGGTCTAGTAAAAGAATGGTTAGAACAAAATGCGCCAGATACTCTAGAACAACTAGACTTTGGAGATTTTGTTGAACCAGAAGGTGAAGCGCCGGCGACTGACCAAGGGGGTGATATAACAGCGCCAGAAGCACCACAAGAAGAAGCTAATGGTCCAAATAAAAGTGATGTTCCTGCTTTTATGAGAAAAGCCAAAGGCAACGATGATTGGAAAATGAGCACCAAGGATATAGATGACGAGAAAACAAAATCGCCAACTAGCTCCGCTGGTCTAGCACGTAGAAAGAAAGAACTAGGTATGGGAGAAGCTGACACTGAACCGTCTAAAAAAGACGACGATGACAATTCTCCTCCTTGGGATGCAGATGATGAAAAGTCAAATTTTAAAAAGCCCAACAATCCGAACCGAACAGGTCAAGATAGTGCTAGAGCATTAGCACAAAAAGGCATGCAGTCTAAAATGAATGTTCAAGAGTTAGCTGAATTTGTTCATACATTTTATGATCGCGAATCAGGCACATTCCCTAAAGGTCCAGAAGGCGTTGCTATTATGGTAGGCAAAAAGTTTGGTGAACAGGCAGAAATGGTTGCTCGCAAAATGGTAGAAAGAATGGCTCCACAACAGCAAGATCCGCAGATTGCAGAACTTGCTCGTATTAGAGAACTTGCAGGCTATTAAAATTTAATATCAATCAGATTGGGCACTTAGGTGCCCTTTCTTTTTGGCTAAATTGCGTGTCAACGAGTTCATTGGCTACCGCGTTATATATATGTAGGGGTAGAAATTCCTACTTAACCAAAAGGAAACTTTAAAATGAAATCAGCAATCGCAATCCTAGCCACAGTGTTCGCAGTATCAGCATTTGCACAAGCACCTGCTAAGAAAGAAGAAGTCAAGCCAGCAGCACCAGCCGCTACAGCAAGTGCTCCAGCACCAGCTAAAGCTGAAGTTAAGAAGGACGAAAAGAAGCCTGCAAAAAGTGAGCCTGCAAAGAAAGACGCACCTAAAGCAGACGCAAAGCCAGCCGCTGCTCCAGCGAAGTAAATTTGATTTAGAAGACAGTGATCTCATTATTGATGATGAGATCACTTTTGGCCGTAATCGACAAGCTGAGAATTTTGGTAAGGTAGTTGAAGAAGAACTATCGGACTACGTAAAGTTTAGATTATGGCTAGCTAGACAAATAGCATTGGCCAAATATAGAGAAGCCCACGGTTAAATCCTGGGCTTTTTTATTGGTAAAATAAAATTAAAAATAAACAAAAAATCATTGACCTTGCTAAATAAAAAGCGCATAATAACATATGTGCATAAGGCATATAAACATTTTAGGCATAACATAGGAGGCATTTAAAATGGCAACATTAGCAGAAATTCGTGCGAAACTTCAAGAAGCACAATCAAAGTCCACCGGACAATCCACAGGCGGTGGAGACAACGCAATTTACCCACATTGGAATATGCAAGAAGGCAAGGAAGCGGTTATCCGTTTACTACCCGACGGTAACTCTGCCAATACATTCTTCTGGGTAGAACGTGCAATGATCAAATTGCCGTTTGCAGGTATCAAAGGCGAAACAGATTCACGAGCTGTGCAGGTACAGGTTCCTTGTGTAGAAATGTACAATGACGGTACAGCCTGTCCAATTCTTACAGAAGTTCGTGGTTGGTTTAAAGACAAGGCTCTAGAAGAAATGGGTCGTAAGTACTGGAAAAAGCGTTCATACATTTTCCAAGGCTTCGTTGTTGAAGATCCTATCAAGGAAGATAAGACACCAGAGAATCCAATTCGTCGATTTATTATTGGCCCTCAAATCTATCAAATCATTCGTTCAGCATTGATGGATCCAGAGTTGGAAGAATTGCCAACTGACTATATGCGTGGCGTAGACTTCCGTATTGCAAAGACATCAAAAGGTGGCTTTGCTGACTACTCTACTAGTAAGTGGAGCCGTCGTGAACGTGCTATTTCCGACGCCGACAAGGCAGCAATTGAACAGTTTGGATTACACAATCTAAGCGACTTCCTACCTAAGAAGCCAACAGATGTTGAGCTTAAGGTTATGAAGGAAATGTTTGAAGCGTCAGTTGACGGTGAAGCATATGATATGGAACGTTGGGGTCAGTACTTCAAACCAGCTGGAATGGGTCAAGCAACAGGTGATCCTAATAAATCTGCCGCACCACGTGCCGCAGTGGCCGCTCCAGTAGCAACTTCAGCAGTTGAAGAAGATGCTCCTTGGGAAGAACCTGCTACTCCGGCAGTGAAGGCAGCACCAGCAGCACCTACTGGTGAAAGTGCAAGTCGTGCGCAAGACATCCTTGCCATGATTCGCAATCGTCAAAAGTAATTAGACTAAACATAGAGTGTGGGGCAACTCACACTCTATTTCTCAACAGGGCAAAAAAATAATATGGCAAAAGCATTTGATATTTCTAAATTTAGAAAGTCAATTACTAAATCTATCGATGGTTTAAGTATTGGCTTCAACGACCCAACCGACTGGGTTAGTACAAACAACTACGCATTAAATTATCTCATTAGTGGATATTTTGATCGTGGTATTCCGTTAGGCAAGGTAACTGTGTTTGCAGGAGAAAGTGGTGCAGGTAAATCATTTATCTGTTCAGGTAACCTTGTAGCAAACGCACAGAAAGCTGGCATCTATCCTATCTTAATCGATACAGAAAATGCTCTAGACGAAAAATGGCTACACGCTCTTGGCGTTGATACAAGTCCAGACAAGTTGTTGAAACTTAACATGGCCATGATTGACGATGTAGCAAAGACTATTACAGAGTTCATTGCAGAATACAAAACAATGGATGAAGCAGATCGTCCTAAGATCTTGTTTATCATTGACAGCTTAGGTATGCTGTTGACTCCAACTGATGTTAATCAGTTTCAAGCAGGTGACTTGAAAGGTGACATGGGCCGTAAGCCTAAGGCATTGACCGCACTTGTTCGCAACTGTGTTAATATGTTTGGCGCCTACAACATTGGAATGGTATGTACTAATCACACATACGCAAGCCAGGATATGTTTGATCCCGATGACAAAATTTCAGGTGGTCAAGGTTTTATCTATGCAAGTTCAATTGTTGTTGCTATGCGTAAATTAAAATTAAAACTTGATGCCGACGGCAACAAGACTACAACTGTGCAAGGTATTCGTGCAGCCTGTAAGATTATGAAAACTCGTTACGCAAAGCCGTTTGAAAGTGTGCAGGTTGAGATTCCTTATGAAACAGGTATGAGTCCATATAGTGGATTAGTCGATCTGTTTGAAGCCAAAGGCATGCTCAAGAAAGAAGGTAACAGCCTTGTCTACACAACCAAAGACGGTGAGATCATTAAGCAGTTCCGCAAGGCTTGGGAACGTAATGAGAAAGACGGCCTAGACATTGCTATGGCAGACATTTCTAAACACGGTGAAATTTCCACTTCTGAGATAACTACTACAGTTGAACCAGACTTGGAGGTCGCTGAATGAAAGAAGATTTAATTGCAGATATTTGGACATTGGTATTAGAACACATACCAGAGAAACATCGCAAAGATGTGGCAGCGGATTTTGTTAATACACTAATGGATTATGGTATCAAAGAAAGTGTGCTTGACAGCCTCAAAGGAGTTGACTCATATCTTGATGATGCAATTAATTATGTCATCGACGGAGAAGAGATCGAGGATGAAGATAGCTACGAAGATGAGGAATAAATGAATTGGTATGATCGTGTTTCAAAGGATATCTCAAACATACCCGATGCTGTGGCCTATTATGAAGCTGAATTAATTCAAGCAAAACAAGATGTCCGCGTAGCGGGAAACATTGAGAAAGCCTCTGCGCAAATGCCCGGCATTGTTGAAAACCGATTTAACCAACTTCAAGAAATTGAAGGTATTTTAGAATATCTCAATATCGAACTTCGTAGACTTCGTAGTCAACACTTTCGAAAATATCTTGAAACCTATCAACGTCAGTTAAGCTCTAGAGACTGTGAAAAGTTTGTCGAAGGCGAAGCTGATGTTGTAGATTTTGAAAAGATCATTAACGATTTTGCACTGTTACGTAACAAGTGGTTGGGCATTATCAAGGCCCTAGATATAAAACAGTGGCAATTAAGCAATATTGTAAAACTACGTACAGCTGGGTTAGAAGACGCCACTCTTTGAACTAGTTCATTATATACGCAGATAAATATCTGCATGAAAATAATATTAGTCACAGGTGGGTTTGATCCCTTACACAGCGGTCATATTGAATATTTTAAAGCCGCAAAACAATTAGGTAATCTTTTGATAGTAGGCATTAACAGCGATGCTTGGCTCACACGCAAAAAAGGCAGAGCATTTATGCCTGCTGTTGAACGCAAAGCTATTATTGAAAACCTACATCAAGTACACAAAGTAATAGAGTTTAACGACACCGATAATAGTGCTATAGATGCTATTAGACAAGTACAGAAAATGTTCCCTAGGGATAAAATAGTCTTTGCTAACGGCGGCGACAGAACCAAGGATAACATTCCTGAAATGGTCTTTGAAGATGTGGAGTTTGTGTTCGGAGTAGGCGGCACTAATAAGGCAAACAGTAGTTCTTGGATACTCGACGAATGGCGAGCACCTAAAACTGGTAGAGCCTGGGGGTACTATCGAGTACTACATGAAGTTGGCAATCATGTCAAACTCAAAGAACTAACTGTTAATCCTAAGACTTGCCTCAGTATGCAACGTCATCAAGACCGTGCAGAACATTGGTTTGTGGCTGAAGGTACAGCCACAGTCTATACCATAGATCACAGCTCAGACATGGATCTGTTAGGTGAATACACACAGCATCAACACATACATATTAATAGAACTCAATGGCATAAGTTATGTAATGAGACAGATCACCCCTTGCGAGTTATTGAAATTCAATATGGTGAAAACTGTGTAGAAGAGGACATAGAAAGAAAATGATTAATATTTTTATCGGTTATGACCATCGTGAGGCCATAGCATATCATGTATGTGCCAACAGTATTATTAGACATTCTAGTAAACCAATTTCGTTCACACCACTTGCGTTAACAAATATGCAAGATTATCAAGAGACACACACTGATGGTAGTAATCAGTTTATCTATAGCCGCTTTCTTGTTCCGCATTTAATGGAGTACAACGGTTGGGCAATCTTTATGGACGGTGATATGTTAGTCCGAGATGACATTGAAAAATTGTGGAATCTCCGAGATGACAGCAAAGCAGTAATGGTAGTTAAACACGATTACAAAACTAAGATGACAGAAAAGTACCTAGGTGCTAAAAACGAAAACTATCCTCGAAAGAATTGGTCAAGTGTTATTCTTTGGAACTGTGGTCATTCCGCAAATAAAGTAGTAACTCCTGAATTTATCGAAACTGCCACTGGTGCTCAACTTCATAGATTTACCTGGCTTGCTGATGAGTTAGTTGGGGAATTGCCTAAGGTATGGAACTGGCTACCCGATGAATTTGGCGCAAACCAAGATGCAAAATTATTGCACTATACACTAGGAACACCTAGCTTCCACGACTTTGCTACTACTCCAATGGGAGATGAGTGGCACCGCGAACGCATTTATACAGAATACTGTCTACAACGCAATCTATGATTTTTTTAAGTAAAGAAGGCGAGGATGAATACATTAATTTGTTTGCCTCGGGATGCAACACTGCACCAATATCAACAGAAGATTTTGTTTATGCAGATTCTCAAGATCCGATTATCTTAAGAGGAATCCTTAAATATAAAATAATGAAACGCTGTTGGAAAGACGGTCGAACATTTTATTATATGGACACAGGATATTTTGGAAATGAAAGAACTGCATCCAATCCCAACGGATGGAAACTTTGGCATCGCATAGTAAAAAACGATCTGCAACACAATGAGATTATCTCAAGACCCGACGATCGTTTTAAGAAATTTAATAAAACTTTTCGACCCTGGAAAAAAGACGGAAGAAAGATACTAGTTGCAGCACCAGACGAAAAACCTTGCAAATTCTACGGAATTACAAAGGATCAATGGGTTAATGAAACTGTTGCAAAAATCAAAGAACATACCGATAGACCAGTAATAGTTAGAGAGCGAGCACCTAAAAGAATAGATAGAATTTCTACAGATACGTTACAACAAGCACTAGACAATGATATATTTGCTCTAGTAACTTTCAACAGTGTTGCAGCAATAGAAAGTATATTTCACGGTATTCCAGCATTTACTCTTGCTCCTACAAACGCAGCAAGTCCAGTAAGTCTTCAGGATATCAGTAAGATTCAAACTCCGTATTATCCTGATCAAGATAAATTATATGCATGGGGTTGTCATCTAGCCTACGGACAGTTTCACAATTCAGAACTAAAGAGCGGCAAAGCCAAGGAGATGTTGTTAAATGAATGAAGAATTATTTAGAAATTCAATCCCAGGTGAGCCACCCTTGATATTTAGAGGAATAGTTAAAAGAAAATACATACACAACTGCATAAACAAAGGTGAGGATTTTTATTATACAGACACTGGTTATTTTGGAAATTTTGTTAGTGCGGGGAATCCTAGCGGAAATAAGATGTATCATAGGATAGTTAAAAATGAATTACAAAAATCTAAAATAGAATCAAAACCTCCAGATAGATGGCAAGCGTTAGTCAAAGGTGATAGTAGATTACGGTGGCCTGGATGGAAAAAAACTGGGAATAAAATTTTATTAGTTGTATCTAACCCAAAATCTTGTCATTACTTTGGATACAAGATGCCTCAATGGTTGGACGAAACAATCGCCACTATAAAAAAACATACAGATATGGAGATTGTAGTTAGACATAAAGGATCAAGGTCTGCTAGAAACCGTGACAGCATCTATGACGTTTTAGATCAGAATGTTTTTGCCACAGTTGCATTTAACAGTATTGCCGCTATGGAATCCATAGCTTATGGTGTGCCTGCATTTGTAACTGTGCCTTGCGCAGCAAGTCCGTTGGCTCTAACTGATCTGTCAAAAATTGCAACACCTTGGTACCCTGATGCATTGCTAGTTCGACAACACTGCGAATCATTAGCCTATGGACAATTTACCGAAGAAGAAATAGCAAATGGCACAGCCTGGAAATTATTAAACCAATGAAATTACTAGTAAACGACAAAGAACTTGCACACTATCTTATAAGTCTTATAGATTTAAAAGATCATTGCGCACACGTAGAGCTAAACGAATTAAAAACTGCTGAAGCTATAGATTTTATCATTGATAAAAAAAATCATCATAAATTTGACATTGAAAAATTTCGTAGTAAGTTTAAAGAAAAACTATTGAGAGGAGTCTCGGCAGATACTACAGAGTGGCGCAGTAAAGTCAACACAGTTTTAGAAAACTATAGAAAAAATTATTTTAGTCAAATACATAAACAGGCAGAATATGTAATAGAAAAGCTAGGTGACAAAAATATCATTGACGCCTATATGAATAGCAATCAACAATATTTTATCAAAACTGTTGGACAACAAATTGATCCCACAGCAACTATGATTAGACGGAAAGATTTTACGAACAGCGCAGAAGATTGCCTATTACGAAACACAGTAGGCAACGAAAATATCATTGTAGATAAAATTGATAACAATCTTCCGTTTTGGTTTATAGATAGTGGATATACAAATTTTGTTGAATCTAATAAAAAATGGCATAGGCTCACAAGAAATCACTTGCACTTTAATAATCAATTTGTTGCACCAGCAGATAGGTTGAAAAATTTTGCAGAGTTTCCTAGACCTTGGCGTAAGGAAGGTAAAAAAATATTGATTGTTGAGCCAGGTGAATTTGCTGCCAGTATCATGCATGTTAATGTAAAATCTTGGACTGAATCTGTAGTAACAGAATTAAAAAAATATACAGATCGACCAATAGAGATTAGATCCAAAGTTAATAAAAAAACTCGAACCAGTTTATATCAGACACTGCTAAAAGGAGATTACTATTGCACAATCAGTATTAATTCTAACAGTGCTGTGGAATCTATCTGGGCTGGTATACCTGCTATTACACTCAATAAGCACGTGAGTAATTCTGTAACTAGAAATAATCTTGCACAGATCAATGACCTTTACTACGGACCACTAGGAGATTGGCTAGCATGGCTCAGCTATTGTCAATTTACATATGATGAACTAATAGATGGTACCGCACTCGGAATTGTTAAGGAATATCACAGTGTCTAATATAACTGCTGTGGCATATTATGCTGGGATACCGCCTAATAATCATAATATGGAAAAGCCGCAGATATTAAATTATTTTTGTCAAGGAGTGATTGCAGCAGGCGATACTGCAATAGCACACAATGGAATGAATGCAATTCCTTGCGATGTAGCACTTATACAAGGATTTGTTCACGAGCATGGTAAAACTGCGCCGCACCTACAGCTAAGGCAAAGTGCTGTAAATCTTCAGAAAAATACAAACAAAAGATCGTTAATTGTGGACAGCAATCTGTTTCTATATGCCGACAAATCCAATCCACTGCATTATTTAAGGTATAGTTTTGACGGGGTATTTCCAACCACTGGATTTTATTTTGATAAAGATATTGATCCTGCTAGATGGCAGCAGATCAGCAAAGATTTGGGTATTAGTTTGAAACCTTGGAGAACCCAAGGAAATCATATTCTAATCTGCCTGCAAAGAAACGGGGGCTGGAGTATGAGAGGACTAGATGTTATACAATGGATGGACGCAACTATTTTAGAAATAAGAAAACACAGCCGAAGACCTATAATTGTTAGAGCTCATCCCGGGGATAAAAAAATTGGTAGTTATTTAAAGGTAAATCATAAGTCAGCATCATTGAGCGTCAACGCTAATCTCAAAGAAGATTTAGTTAATGCCTGGGCCACTGTGGTATATAACAGTAGTCCCAGTGTGGCAAGCATTATAGAGGGTATCCCGGCATTTCTCACAGATCCCCAACCTCAACACAGCCAGAGTTTTACTGTGGCTAATATTGATATAAGTAAAATAGAAGATCCTGTAATGGTAGATAGAAAAGCCTGGGTTGAGAGATTATCAATGTGTCATTGGAAATTTGATGAATTGAAATCCGGCGAAGCTTGGAAATTTTTTAAAAGGTATATATGAAATTAATGCACAACGGTTGGTACGTACCAGACGACGATAAAAAAATCAGTTCCGTGTTAGAAAACGATATCGATAAAACTAATCCTTCGTATGAAGGTAAATTTAGAAACCAGATATTAGAACATCTACCTAACAAAAGAACATTTGTTGATGTTGGAGCCAATGTAGGTATTTGGAGTTTTCCTATGATTGGCAAATTCTCAAAGATCATTGGCTATGAGCCATCTAAACAAAATATCGAATGTTTACAGGCTAATGTAAAAGACGGAATTGAAATTAGAACTAAAGCAGTGGCTGATTTCCAAGGTGAGGCTAATTTTCATCAGGCTGGAAAAAATTGTGGAGATGGAAAGCTGTGTAGAGAAGGAGTTAAATCTTCATACACAGTTCCAGTTGTTAGATTAGACAACGAGCAGCTAACGGATGTTGATCTTATAAAAATTGATGTGCAGGGCTGGGAATTAGAAGTGTTGCGAGGAGCTGAACAAATTATCAAACAACAGCAGCCATGGGTTATATTTGAAGTAAATCAAGACATAGATGTCTGCTGTGAATTTATGCAGAATCTAAACTACGAAACCATTTATACCAAAAGTAAAAGAGTATTTTTATGGGCTCCGAAGTCCGGGCATAACATGCCTACTGATTTTCAACAGTTCGGAAGATACCTCGGTCCCGGGCCATATGCATCAAGATTTGGTTGAAAGTAATTCCCAGGCCTTTCCAGACAACAACTCGTCTTTATGAAATTGACTATATGCCAAATGATTTAGCCAGGCCTGTTTTAATTCTTGATCTACAGGTTTAATATTTTCTATGCTGGCAATGTCAGTTGAATATAAACTTTGTGTAGCTGATGACCCTAACGCAATTACCGGAATTCCCCACATAGCTGCTTCAACTAATGCGTTCGATGAATGCCCCACAACACAATGAGTATCCTCATTTACAAACTCTTTAAATGTGTTAAATTCTATACGGTCTGCACGACTTGCAGGTCGCTGTCTAATTCTAATTGGTCTATCGGAATGTTGTTTTATTAAGTTTACGGTGTTTTCAATCCATTGTTCTTGACTTCCTAGATTCAGTAAATGCATTTTTTTTGCGTCGGGATGCACCAATACAATAGTGCTTCCTTGTTTTAGACACGTATCCTCTATTGCAAGAGAATCCCATCTATCTCGAGATCTAGGAACAATAGTACTTGTATTTTGAAATTCATTTACACTTATTCTTACAAAATTTTTTGTTTTTTTGTTTCCAAAATAACCACTGTCTAAATTGTAAAATTTTCTAGAATTATCGATACAATGATCAAACAATAGTCTTTTATGCAAGCCGGCCCAACAGAGCGGAATAGACGGATCGGACTCCAGTGCTTCTTCTGCAGTAGCAATTTTTCCGTTACTGCCTTTAGTAAACCAACTACACCCGTATTTGTCTCCTCCTACACATAAAAAATTATACATAGATTATTACTGCCAATACGCTTCTGTTCTTGATACTTTGAGATCTTCGGGCTTGCTACGACCTAATTTTTTTCTGCCGCCTTTTAGATGATCTAACCAAGCACCCCATTCGCTATTGATCAGCGGATGGCCTTCACCTTGAGAACTTCCTAACTTCGGGCGAATGTCATGTAGGTGAGCTGCCCAATCTAGCTGCTTCATTTGCGGAAATTTCACACGTACAGCATCAAAAACAAAACTGTCATGCCACTCGGCCAACTGAAAAATTCCCTGCTCTGCTTGGTCGTAGAATCTTTGAAATTCTTTCAAGAATGCCTGTACATTTGCGGATCGTAGATTCATAGAGTACAGGCCACACTCTGAATATTTGCCTTTTCTACCTAGATAGCACAGTTCAGATTCTGCGGGAATCATTCTGTACAGGTCCTGTATAGTTATCGGACTATGACAAATGGTGTCT